CGCTCGGTTGTCTGCCAGTGACCGCCGGAGGCGGTTGCCCTCCGGGTGACGGACAATGGGTGTAGGGTTTATGTGTGTAGGATTAGTGATATAAATTTTCTAGAAATTTTCTAGAAAAGTATTGACATATTTCTAGAAAAGTGGTATTGTAATATCAGAAACAAGGAAAACCAATAATACAAAAAATAGAAAACGCATACTAATAATTACTATTGCTGTCCTATCGGCAGTACGGGGAGAAAGAGAGATAATAATGACAGTAGAAGAAATTAAAACCGTATTAAATGAAAGATGCAATGAATCGTGGGATATGCTTAAAATAATGGAAAACTATTATGGACAATCTAGCATGCAAGCACAGAAAGCATTGACTAGATGGGTTGCTTTTGATGACTTATACAGAGAGGTGTATAAGGAAGCACCGATTTATAGTTTTGATTAATATATCTGCGGTGCTATCGGCGTAACGGGCAGAAAGGAAATTTGCTATGAAAACTTTAGATTTAGAAAAACTGTATACCGTACCAGCGAAAATGGAGGATATCCCTTTATATGTAAAACAGGAAGATATTGACGGGAATATACATATTTACGTGTATGACCATGCGTCTCTTACGAATGGCTACGTTAAGAAGAATGCATTATGTGTACCAGTGCCGTATAAAGGAAATTTCGGAACAGGTTTTACGATAAACTGCCATAATGCACAATCAACGCGATATGCGCTTAAATGTTACTACATTGAAGTTGCGCATAGCATTATTTGTTCTACACATGACAATTGCACTATGTGTCCTCTGTATTCAGCAAATGGAACAGAAGAACAGTGTTATTATTAAGAGGAAAAAAAACATGAGAGTAAAAGATATTACCTGTCTATGTATGAGTTTCAATCGTATTACTATCAAAGCGAGAATGAGTATTTTTGGTAAATACCGTGATATCATGATAACAAGTTTTATTGTAAAGAATGGAAGAGCAAATATTGATGATGACAACCTTGTGTTACTGAGCGAAGATGTAATCGAAATTGATTCAAATGATGAGGGCATAATCTTAACCATAAGGGGGTGTGAATAATGCCGAACTCAAAAGACTACAGCATCTATCAAGAACTCGATCTCTCACTCGACCAGATCAAACGCGAACTCCCACGCGTTGCGCAGGCGGCAAATAGCCGCCTTGCCAAACTGGAAAAAATTCACGCGCGCGACCAATGGGCGTATGGACGCGTAAAAGAATTTTTTGCGTCGCAAGGGCGTGAAAAAAACCGTTTCTTGAAAGGCGTAAAACGATCGGATGCATCTATACGGCAGGAATGGGACACGATGGTCGCTTTTTTGAACTCTCCCGAAACAACATTGGAGGGGTATCGTATTGCTGAATTGCAACGTCGTTTTGACAAGTCTGGGAAAATTGCAGAAGAAGTTGACGAAAGCAATTACAAGGACTTATATCGTTTTTTGACGTCCAACTTATATAAGAAGAGTCTGAGAATAGAGTTAGACTCAAATCAGATCATAGATGATTTTCTTCTGAAAATGAGTGATAATACTTATGATTACGAAGATATCATGGATGAGTATAAAGAGTATCTGGACGGCTACATCACAGAAGAAGAACTTTTTGCAGAAACTAGACTAAAATTGAAGTAGGTGAAAAAAATGTACGAATTAGAAGTGCCTGTTATTATAGACGGGAAAGAGAATGTTTCACGTGAAACAATTTACACGGTCAATGATTTTCCGTTCTCGTCTTTCCAGACTGTACGCGAATGCCGCAAGCGTGGAAGAAAGAAAAATCCCATCGTCTATTATGATGTGGAAATGACGTTTGATATCGAAACAACTACGTTAGAAAAACTCGATTACGAACGCTATAACAAAACGGGCGAAAAAGTAGTAAAAGGAACCGCCTTTCTGTATCAATGGCAATTTTGTATCAAAGATACCGTGTGTTTTGGTCGCACATGGAACGAGTTTCTTTCATTCTGCGAAAAACTGCATTTGTATTTGAAAACTTCTGATACGAAACGTGCTGTAGTATACGTTCATAATTTATCGTATGAATTTCAGTTTATGAAAGATTTCGTAGCATTTGACGAAATTTTTGCGCGGGATGCTCATAAAGTAATGAAATGTTATGCGTATAAATATGGGATTGAGTTTCGATGTTCCTACTTTCTCAGTAACATGTCTCTTTCAAAATTCTGTGAAAATAGTGAGGGAGTGTCTCACTATAAACTTGTTGATACGTATGATTACAAAAAACTACGTACACCAACAACACCTCTCACGGACGTTGAACAGGGATATTGCTATAATGATGTTCGCGGCTTGTGTGAATGCATCCGCGCCTTACGAAAAGAGGATAATCTAGCAGAAATCCCCCTTACCTCAACTGGCTACGTCCGCCGAGAATTCCGCCGTGCCATGCAGACAGATAGCGGTTATTATCCGGGAGTATTTGCCGATCTGGCTTTGACGTTACCGCAGTACCAACTCTGCAAAGACGCGTTCCGCGGCGGCAACACGCACGCCAACCGCATCCACGCGGGGCACACGATCACCGCGAAAAAAGGGGAAAACGCAATCATAATGGGAAGCATGGATATTTCCAGTAGCTACCCCGCGCAGATAGCAATGGGTTACTATCCCATGAGTGCGTTTCGGGCGGTTGAGATTACATCGCAAGAACAGTTTGACAATTTGTGTGCTACACGTTGTGTTATCATGCGGGTACAATTTGACAACTTGCGTATGAAAGAAAATATCCCCGTCCCGTATATCCCGCTGTCAAAGTGTCAGAAGCACGGGAAAGATTGTGTGATTGATAATGGACGCGTATTGTCTATTGATTGCTGTGAAATAGCAATGACGGAAATTGACTTGTCGATCATAAAAAATCAATACGACTATGATTTCTTTACCGTCTCGGAGTGCTACGTAGCCGCGCGCGGAAAATTACCGGAAAGTATGCGTAAAACGATGATGTCATTTTTTATCGCAAAAAGCCAGTTGAAAGGAAATCCCGATAAAGTCTATGAATATATGAAATCTAAGAATAAACTAAACAGCACGTTCGGGATGTGTGTAACCGATCTTTTGCAGGACGAATGGGCAATGGATGCTTTTACGGGAGAATGGCATCGGGAAAAAGCAGATGCGGAAAAAGCACTGAAAACGTACTATGATGGAAAAAACAGCTTTTTGCACTATCAATGGGGAATCTATGTTACCGCCCACGCAAGAAAGCAGTTACAAGATATGCTGGACGTGGTTGGAATGGATACCGTGTACTGCGACACCGATAGTATCAAGTTTTTACATCCGGACGTACATATACCAGAATTTGAAGACAAAAACAAATTACTTTCCAAACGTGCGATTGAAAACGATATTCCTGCGTTTTGCGATGTAGGCGAAAAACGCTACATTCTCGGCGTATGGGATATGGATGATCTGTATGTTCAATTTAAAACCTTTGGTGCGAAAAAATATTGCGGCGTTGAATGGGATGAAAAAGCGGCAAAAACAGGTGCAGACCCTGTGCGCTTTACGTCTACGGTCGCTGGCATGAATAAGAAACTTGGAGCGGAAAACTTAAAGTGCTGTAATAATTTCCGTCTCTGCCGCCGGATGGAAAATGTCGGACGGACAATCAGTTGCTTTAACAACTCGAAACCCCATTACATCAAAGTCAACGGGGAAGAAATATTAACGGCAAGTAATATAGGAATCATTGATACCACTTATACCTTAGGTGTATCGAATGAATACTATGAAGTATTGGTAAACTCTCAAGACGGAGTGTTACCGGAATAGGAGACGATATGAGATATTTTGTGTTTTTTATGTTTTTAGTATTATCAACGATCTGGGCGTTACATGAGGAAGAACTCGACCTTTCCATCCTGCTTTTATTTTTGGATATTTTCTTTATTTTCTTATTTTAACTATTGACTTTTTTGGTAGGCAGTGCTATTATAATACTTGTAAGAACAAATAGCTACATAACGAAAGGAGAAAAAAAATGGTTAGAACAAAAATCGAAACATTTATCTATTCTGTCATTGACAGAAACACAAAACAGGTGATCGGCTCTTTTGAGAGTACAGAAGAACTGAAATCGCAGAAAGCAAAAACCGCCGCTGTTGCCGCCGCTGGTTTTCCGGAGGATTTCATCTGTGTACTAACCGATACCGTATCCGCCCGCTACGAGATGCCGGACGAACAGTTCTTTGCCGAAGCAAAGAGACTGGACGATTAATCAACGCACAACCCGCGGTCTGGAATAGTCCAGATAAGACGTAACCGATCAAAGCAACGCGCCGCGGTTCTGCATAACAAATTAAATCAAAAAGGAGAACGAAATCATGAGCAAAGCTAAAATGAAATTAAACAACGTAACTGTTAAGTACGCAAAAGAGGAAGACGGAAAAAGTGTTCTTTCCGCGTCTATCTCTGCCGATCAGCAGAAAGCCATTTTTGAAAAAATCATCGAGGAGTTTGGGGAAGATGCCGCCGCAGAAGCGAAATGGATTCCTGCAAAGGAAACAACCGAAGCTGATTTGTACGTGAAAGCACAGACCAATTACCGCGTTGACTTTTACGAGGACGGCGTAGAGAGCGACACCGTTTCCAGTGTTGACGAACTGGGAAAGGGAGCTGTCGTTGACATGTTCATTTCCATCGGAGAAAGCAAGTTCCGCCGCGACAAGGGATTCACAGCTTACCTTTCTGCGGTAAACGTGCACAAATTCGGCGATACGGAAAAATTTAATCCGTTTGCTTAATTACCATGGTCTGGATACGCGCTCCGACTGGTAAACGGTGAATAGTTTATAGTTTATAGCTTATAGTTTATATCTTGTGTGCGATAAAAAAACTCCATACGTGTAAAAGAGCTACGTTTTTCCAGCGTAGCTCTTTTTATACCCAGCGAATCTCTGCCTTTCACCGCCGTCCATCCGCAGTCAAAACGTGCGATCATCGTGCGATAACTGTGAGATTGCCTGCAGTTTTGCTGGCGGGGAACTGGCGGTTAACATAGATTATGCGGGACGCGGTGCGCGTGTTGTGGAAATGCTAGAAAGGAGGAAGTGAAACAAAATGTTTCACGTGAAACAATGATTTTTTGGAATGATATCAAATGGGAAAAACTTTTTGCAGATTATGGCGTGAAATTTGAATCGGTATCGGATGATGGAAAGCCGATTCAGTATTACAACCCGATACGGTTGTTTATGGAGCCGGACGTGGACGGGGATTTCGCTGGAGTGGCAATTACGTGTTCCAACCGTAGCGCCGGAAAGACAAGTGCGTTCGCCGCGGCAAGCTGTATCTTGTGCAAAGAGTACGGATTGCAGACCGGATGGATTTTCCGGACGAAAGGGGAAATGACGGGAGCGGCGGCGATGTACGAAGATATGCTAAGAATGTATCCTAAATTAGGAAGTGTGATTACCTATAAAAATCTGGACAAAAACGGAAATGTTGTGCGGTATTTTCTGGACGGCGTGCCATTCGGATGCGCGTTTAGTTTTGGAAGTAAGATGGACAGTGTAAAAAAATTGTCTCCGTATTTTCGGGATATCTACTTTTTGTTTTTTGACGAGTTCAGCATGGAAAGCGGACAATACGTAAAAGGGGAATCTGAAAAACTGCAATCGTTGCTATTGACGATTAGCCGCGGAAACGGAAGTCAGTCTCGATGGTTTAAACTGGTGATGGCATCCAATAATATTTCGTTGCTCAATCCCTATTTTGTATTTTTTGGTATCCATAAGAGATACCAGAAAGAAACAAAAATGCTGCATGGGAGCGGTTTTGTGTGTGAGTTTACTCACAATGACAGTGCCAGTAAAGCCATGTGGGAGAATACTGCTTTGAAAGCATTCCGCGGCGGTCACTATATGCAAAGCATGAGTGTTGGAGATCAGATGTTGATTGATGATGCCGTGTTTGTACAAAAGCCGACCGGACGGTCGCGGTATCTGTTCACCATCGAGCATAGTGGAAAAAGTTATGGGGTATATGAGTATTACGAAGAGGGGTATATCTATATCACGCACAACTATAACCCGTCTTGTAATTTTGTCGCGGTTTTTCGGGACGGTGATCATACCCAAAACACGGTTATGTTGGAACACTATGATTATTTGTTTGAAAATCTAGTTGACGCATACCGCAAAGCATATTTGCGGTTTGACGATCTAGACAGCAAGAATATGGCGGTTGAGTTACTAGGGATTGATCTTTATAAATAGTTCGTGGGAGACGGACAAATGTACTTGACATACGGATAAAAAAGATGTATCATAAAAATACGGGGAAACCTTTTAAAAGGGGTTGCCACGGTTGAGTAAACCGCCCTGTCCTTGGCAGGTCAAAAGGTTTCCTTGTTTTATGGACAGGAAGAAAGGAGCAGAAATGGCGAATATCGTTTTTAATATGATTGTCGGAATGATGAAAAAAGAAAATGCCTACCTTGCTTATACGGTACGTTATAGAGGGGATGAGAAAGACACGTTGATTCTCGTCCCACATGAAAATTATGAATCTCATATCCGTTACTTATGGGATTATTTTTTCATGGATGGCAACTCTTATAACAGTAAATCGCCAATCCGATTCATTCATAACTTTATTATGTGTGATAAAGTTAGTGAGATTGAGGACTGGTTGAAATGGAATGATACGGAGGTGGAAGAATGGATGTGACGATGGTAACACAGTTAATTGGCAGTCTCGGTTTTCCAATCGTTTGTTGCGGCGCGCTTTTTTGGTATCTGGTGAAAGAAAAAGACGCACACAAGAAAGAAATGGAAGAATTACGGAAAAGTGTAGAAGCGAATACAACCGCGATTAATTTGCTTTGCCAGCACTTAGGAGGTGGAAAGAATGAGTAAAATCGAAAACGCAGTTGCATGGGAGGAACAGATCGCCGCCGATGATCGCCACGGTTACTCACAGGTACACCGGAATGGACCTGATTATGATTGTTCATCATTTGTCGGAACGGCACTTGCAAAAGCTGGGTTTCCAGTCAGTCAGTACAGTACCACAAGAAATCTCGGCGAACAGTTGGTAAACGCTGGTTTCGTAAAATGCGGCAAACCGTGGAAACGCGGTGATATCCACCTTGCAGCCGGGCATCATGTAACGATGTCGGTTGACGCGAACCGCATCGTTCACGCCAGCCAGTCCGAAAACGGCGGGATTGATGGTCAGACGGGAGATCAGACCGGAAAAGAAATCTGCGTTCGGTCTTATTATGATCTCCCGTATGAGAATACCTTCCATTATCGGTATGCTGTAAAAAACGAAAAGCCGCAGAAACCTATTGAGAAATGTATCAAGACCGAGTCCGCACGTAGTTTTGACCGGAAAATCGCCGGAGCCTATCATACCAACGATCGTTATAATCTGCGCGTAGGAGCAGGGATGGACAAAACGGTCATTTTGACGTTGCCAGCCGGAACCGGTGTTAGAAACTACGGGTATTATACCGGAGAATGGTATCTTGTGAAAGCTATCGTTAATGGAATTGTCTATACCGGATATGTAGCAAAAGAGGGTCTGACACGTGGCTGATCTGACGCTTGCTTATAACACTTGTATCGAAATTTGTAATGCACCGAACGTTGGTTACTCACAAACTTATCGCGAGGGGCAAACGGTCGGAGGTATTACGTACTATGATTGTTCGTCCCTCATGAGTTATTGTTGTACAGTAGGTGGTTTTTTGGCAAGAAACCCGTGGTTTACAACTCGTAGCATGGATGGGTATCTGATCGGCGCGGGATTCCAGAAAGGAACCGCAAACCAGCCTTGGAAAAAAGGCGATATTTTGTGGCGTTCCGGGCATACCGAAATGGTATATGACCCGGCAGACGGCGGCGGATATACCATGGGAGCGCACACAGACAGCTACCCACTGGACAGACAGGTGTCCATCAATACGTTTGTGTCGCCCTATAGTGCCTGGACGTATCTGTACCGATACCCAGTTGAGGTACAAAGCGGAATCAGCCAGTATGTGATTGCCGCCATCTGCGGCAACTTCTGGCAGGAATCAACCATTAATCCGGGTTTGTGGCAGGGTACGATTGTCGGTTCACCCGGTTATGGTTTGGGACAATGGACGGATAACGCCGTCACCGACCGCCGGACGCGGTTGTTCCAATGGTTAGATTCTAACGGGTACAGCCGGGAAGATGGTAACGCGCAGTTAGAATATCTGATTTATGAAAATGTCTGGTATTCGGTCGGAGCCGCTAGTGCTTACGAAAATCTACAAGCGTTTTTGCACAGTGACAGCACCGATCTGAACGCACTGACTTCCGCCTATATGAAAGGATGGGAGGGAATTAGTGACGATGGAACACTTGCGTTCCGGCAGGAAAAAGCACATGCGTGTTTCAATTTTATTTCGGAACACGCGAAAGATTCTGCAATTACCGGATGGATTGTTGGGAATCGGTATTTATCTGATTCCGAACGTTTGAACAACGCGGTGATGGTATATCGGTACTTGTCAACTGGACAACCCGAGCCGCCTGAGCCGCCCCATCCCATGAAACCAAAAAGGCATAAAATGCCTATCTGGATATATCCCAATTTAAAAAGGAGGTATTAACATGACACTTGAAGAGTATTGGACAGAAATTGTAGCCGATATTGGAAACATCGAAACGCATGGTGATGCGATCGCCGCCATCAGTGAAAAAATCAAAACAGAAGATACTGACATCGGAGCGCTGATGTCGGAGCGTGACGCACTGGTTGCGGAACGGGACGAACTGCGCGGAAAGTATGAATCTGCGGTCGCAGAAATCAAAAGCCGCTGGTCTGATCTTTCCCACGGCGGAAGTATCACAAAAGTAACCGAGTTTGGCGGAAAAGTGCCGGAAGCAGAAGACACCGCAACAAGTATCAATGATCTTGATATGTCTCAGCTCATCATGAGCGGAAAAGGAGAGTAACAATGGCAAAACTTGACATGACAAATATTAACATGCTGAACGCCGTTCGGCAGACGATGAGTGTTGATTACCGTGACAGAGTTCCTGTGGCAACGCGTGATAATATCGCGGATATTGCAAAAACGTTAACTGACCCGTATAATCCGATGGCAAGAAACGAACTCGTTCCAGCACTGGTAAATCTTATCGCCAGCCAGTCCATCAGTACCGAAGCGTTCCGCAATCCTCTGCGTGTACTGAACAGTAACGCTATGCCGTATGGAAACGGTGAACAGGAAGTTTATGTAAACTTTGCGCAGGGATATGCACACGATGCCAATATCAGCATCGAAGATGCGACCGCCATTTATGACAGCTACATTATGGCGCTGTATCATGTAATCAATTTTAATAACGATTATCCGGTAACGATCTGGTTTGAGGATATGCGCGGCGCGTTTCTCGATGATTACGGACTCAGAAGTCTAGTGCAGGCAAAAGTGGAGAGTGTCGTTTCCGCTTGTAACTGGGATGAGTTTACGACAGCGAAAGAGTTGATCGCATCCGCAAAGAGCGCTGGACAGATTTATCCGGTTCATGTGGATGCGGTTACAGATCAAGCATCCGCGAACGCACTGGCGAAACAAATTCAGTCCTATATTGACAAGATTCAGTTCCCGAACCCGCTGTATAATTTCGCTGGCGCGACATCGGCGGCAAAAGAAGATACCATTCTTCTGTTTGTCGACCCAGATACCAAAGCCGCGATGAACGTTGACAGTTATGCAAGCGCGTACAATCTCGACCGGATGATTCCGAAAGCACAGCAGGTTTTAATTGATAACTTTAACAATGCTAAGGGTATCGTGGCTGTACTGGTTGACAAACGGTTCTTCAAAATCCGAGAACAGTACCGCATGATGGTACAGGATAACGTTAATCGCGGACTGCGTTGGAACAGTACGTATACAATAAAAGAGATGTTCTCTTATTCCCTGTTTTATCCGATCATCGTGTTTACGACCGAGACGGTTGATGTTTCTTCCATTACCGTAAGTGACGTGGGACTGGTGAAAACTGGAACAGATGTCAACTTCGGTAGAAGTTTTTCGGTTAATTCTACTGGCGTAGCTGATAAAGCGATTGACGTAAAAGTAGAGGGTAACTCTTCTGCCGATACGTTTGTTATTCCGGGCACAACAATTCTTCGAATTGCAAAAGATGAAAAGAATTTGAAACTGAAAGCAAGTAAAACAGAGAGCGTGCGGATTGTGATTACCAGTCGGTACGACTCTTCCAAAACGGCAACCATTTACTTTACGACCGATTAAGTAAGAGGGTGGAAACATGGATAATTTCATTCCGATGCCGCCACAGGAAGATGTGGCGGCGGTTTCCCCGCAGACCACGGTTATTTTGGCTAGTGGTATCGAATGGGGAAATGATTACGAACACGTAAGATATTACAACGACGGAAAAGCAGGTTGTCTGGCGCACGTAAGAGAAAAAGCAATCCATACTTTTAAGCAGTCCGCGCCCGTGAGATGGGGAGAACTGACTTATAAGGGAAAAGGGAATGAGAGTGATTTTCTGAAATGCAATTATATTGCTTTTCAGAACAAACCCTATACGGAAGAATGGTATTTCGGTTTTGTGACGCGCGTAGAATGGTTGAGTGACGGAAGTTTTAAAATCTATTTTGAGCCGGACAGGTTTCAAAATAGTTTTTACGATGTTGTATTACAGCCGTGCTATGTAGAGCGTGAGCATATTGACAAAAAAGCTGATTTTGCCGGAATCAATCTTGTTCCCGAAAATCTTGAAACTGGGGAATACGTAGACAATCCGGCTGATCAGAAACTTTTGAATCTCGGTCCGATGCAGTATTGTTTGAGTGCAACTGCGGATGAAAACGGAACGAATATCATCCCTATCGTCAATCAAAACATTTTATCTGGCTTAACGTTTACGCGGAAAACAAAATATACGGACTTAATCACGGTTATACAGAATTACGTCAAAAGCGGAAACGGTGATGCTATTGTTAATGTCTACCAGGCACCAGAAGCGTGTTTCCAAACCGATACATCTGTTTACACACAAGAAACTGTGCAACCAGTCGCACTAGATGGCTATATCCCAAAAAACAATAAATTGTTTCAATACCCTTATTGTTATTGTTTAGTCAATGAAGGCTCGGGTATACAGCACACCTTTAATTTCGAATACGGTAAAAATGGAGCATTAACTATGCAAGTGTATGGCGTTATGTTTAATATTCCGGCAATCTTTGTGGCTCCTCGTGAATATAAACGTACTGGTGGGTCAAAATCCCCATACGGTTTTATCATCAATAATTTCCCACAGTGTGCGTGGACGAATGACGGCTATCAGGCTTTTCTAGCGCAGTCTAGTCCTTTGTGGGACTATTCCAAAAAGCAGAATGCAATATCGCAGATTGGAAATTTAGCCGGAGGATTATTAGGAACATTAAGCGGAAATTTAGCCGCTGGCGTTGAAAGCATTTATACCGCGGCAACCGGAACATATCTACTGAACGAAAACATTAACGCACAAAAAGAAAGCCATGATTTAATTCCCCCTACAGCAAAAGGCAATTCATCTGGAAGTTATGTTGCTACCGCATTGTTTGGAAGTCAAGTTTACTGCCATGTTATGAGTGTTACCGCTCAAATGGCGAAAACGATTGACGATTTTTTCTCTATGTACGGGTATGCAACGCACAAAATTAAAGTGCCTAACATCACCGGACGGTCAAAGTGGAATTTTGTCAAAACCGTAAATTGTGGATTACATGGAGCGTGCGTCACTGATGACATCAACTTTTTGCAGGCGATGTTTAACCGCGGCGTTACGTTCTGGCATACAGACGATGTCGGAAACTATGGTCTTTCTAATGATTAAGGAGGTGATATCATGTATAATAACCCGTATCGGGTGAGCAACAAAGAAGTTTGGGGACACTGGGAAAATAACCCGAACACATCACCGGAAGAAAAACTATATTTCCGGCACTTTTTTGACAAGTTCGTAAATCTTGCCTTATCACGTTATGAGTATGACGGGTTGCCGGATGAGATTCCGCCACGGATGCTCAACTCCTATTTGTTATGGCAGGGAATGTGCCTGTTCAAAAAAGAGCCGATCACCGGACTTTTCGGCGTTTTCGGTGTTAATCTGGTTGGGGAACCAGATATTTATGGTATCCCGACCGATTGGATTGCTTATGCTATGAATGGACAGTATTATGAACAGACGGATAAAAACGAAAGTTCGTTGATTTTTGCCAGACCTTTTGCCGTTCCAGAAATTTTAAGCATTATTCTGCATTCGCAGAGTCTAGCAGAGAAAAAAGCGTCAACAAGGGTAAACGTGATTCAGCAGAGGACGCCAGTTGTCATCAGCGGAGATTCTACGCAAAAACTCAGCATTGACAACTTTATTCAAAAGTGGGTAAAAAACATTCCATTTATCAAAGCAAAAAACGATCTGCGAAAACAGATTCAGATTGATACCATTGATCTGAAAGTGCAACCGATTTTTAACGAACTTGACACCGCCGCACAGAGAGAAGTAGCAGAGTGTCTGGCTGATCTCGGAATCGAAGCAAGCGGCGTGGAAAAACCGGAGCGGCTGGTTTCCGCAGAAACGAGTTACAACGATGGAGAAATCGAGTTAACAAGAAACGGAAATCTGGCAACCATTCAGAGAGGACTTGATGCGATCAATAAAATGTATGGATTGAATATTCATGTACATTTTAACTCTAAAATGGTAACGCCGATTAACCGACCGGATGTTTTCGACACTACAAATGCCGAAACCTACACACAAGAAAACAACGGAAACGACACGCCGGAAAGTGAGGTGGAATGATGTTTCTTAGCTATAACTACGAAACGAAAACGCTAACGAATACCATTGAACAGTTAGTTATTTCCGATCATGTACTTTCACCACTTGAAAATCAGACCATTGATAATATGATCGAAGTCGCCGTTCCTTTAATCTTCAATTTTGACTTTCCGTTTTATGTCGATGCATCCGCGCCCGAATATGCAACCGCAAAACTTGCGTTCGAAAAATCGTTCTGTTTACAGTATTTTCGAGAACAGATCGGGTTGGAAACTATCGGAGAATTTCAATATCATCTAAAAAAGATTCTCACACTCAATATGCCATACTATGAGCAATTGTACCGGAGTATTACTTTTGAGTATAACCCACTGATTACTCATAAGAGTACGCGAAAAGTAACGAGTACAAAAGACGATACCAGAACAGGTGTAATCTCGGGAGACAGTACAGCAAAAAACACAACAACAGCCGATACGAATAACGACACACAAAACATTCATTCTGACAACCCACAGATTAATTTTGCCGGAACGAATTATGCGTCCACAATGGAACGGGGACAAAATACAATTCATAACAGTGCTATAAGCAATGGAGAGAATACCACAAAAACCAACAGTAATGACACGTATCATGCAGATAATAATGATACGATTGAAGATGAGGGATTCGACGGTAGTTACTCTATAGAAATTCAGAGATTCCGAGATACCATACTTAATCTTAACAAGCGTATTTGCGATGATTGTAGAGAGTTATTTTATCAATTTTATTAAGGAGAGATAATAATGGCAGAGAAACCAACGATTCCAGATTTTCCTACGTTGCCAGATTTCAGTAAGATGATTACACAAGCTTGTGAAGTTGTAGCAAGTGTGCGGGGGATTCCGTATGATTTCAACGGGACGTTGAGTCTAGAAAATAAATTTGTTGTGCTGTTTAAGACGGTGAAAGAAATGTTTGACGCGCAGGACGAACTTGTAAAAAGTTACAAGGCGTTATATGATTTTGTCAATCAGTATTTTACCAATCTTGATCTTCAGACAGAAGTCAACAAGAAAATAGAAGAAATGAAAGACAGCGGCGAACTTCTGAATTTATTAAAACCTACTGTAAGCAATGAAGTATCAACATGGTTAACATCTAATATCACGAATCCATCCAATCCGCCGATTGATAAGTCGTTGACGGTAAAAAATGCCGCCGCAGATTCTAAAGTAGTTGGAGAAAGATTATTAAAAGATGGACTTTCATATAGTAAGCAGTTTAGTAATTCTGCATACTATAAGGGTTCCTCAATCAGTAGTAGAACTGATGTGAATGGAACTTCATATATTTCTTTTGATGACTATAATAAGGGAACAACCGGTACATCACTTTATTTAATTGGCGTTGAGTCTAGTTTTACTGTCCCAATAGTAAACCCAAAAACTGACACACTAGACGTTTATTACTTAGTTGATGCAAGAAACACTGGAATTGCCGGCGGATATTCTCTTTCATTATGGCTATCGTCTGCATATGATTGGAATAATGCTAATGTATGCTATGGGGGCTACATTGATTTTAAACCCGGAAAAATCTCTTTGAACAAAATGACACTTAGAAAAGGTGACTCAACTTCTGATGTTATTAAATCAGCTATAGTAAGAATTGATAACATTTCACATGTACCAAACACTGTTAATATTAAATTCATGCTATTCACTGATAGTACACTGTACGACTTGTGGAATACTATTCCTACGGTAGACAATACGCTTAAAATCAATGGAGCCGCCGCAGATTCTAAAGTAGTTGGAGAAAGATTATTAAAAGATGGACTTTCATATAGTAAGCAGTTTAGTAATTCTGCATACTATAAGGGTTCCTCAATCAGTAGTAGAACTGATGTGAATGGAACTTCATATATTTCTTTTGATGACTATAATAAGGGAACAACCGGTACATCACTTTATTTAATTGGCGTTGAGTCTAGTTTTACTGTCCCAATAGTAAACCCAAAAACTGACACACTAGACGTTTATTACTTAGTTGATGCAAGAAACACTGGAATTGCCGGCGGATATTCTCTTTCATTATGGCTATCGTCTGCATATGATTGGAATAATGCTAATGTATGCTATGGGGGCTACATTGATTTTAAACCCGGAAAAATCTCTTTGAACAAAATGACACTTAGAAAAGGTGACTCAACTTCTGATGTTATTAAATCAGCTATAGTAAGAATTGATAACATTTCACATGTACCAAACACTGTTAATATTAAATTCATGCTATTCACTGATAGTACACTGTACGACTTGTGGAATACTATTAATGTCGTTGATTATACAACTGACCTTTGCTTTTGGGGAGATAGCTTAACAGCAGGAGCCGGAGGGTCTGGGACAAGTTATCCTAACGTTTGTGCTTCTGAATTAGGAATTACTTCTTTCAAAAATTGCGGTGTTGGCGGAGAAAATGCTAATACCATCGCTTGTAGACAGGGTGGCGATTCACTTATTCTTAAACCAGGCAACGTAAATGAATATTCTTTATCAGAATTAACAGATATTTACGGAACTCAATGCAACCCATTAAGACAAGGGTCTGGAAGTAATTCGGTTAATCCGATATACATTAACGGCGTGAAATGCACCTTGTCAATATCACAAACAAGCACAACTGATCCGAATGCTAAGTACACGATTACAGGGTATAATGAGCCGTTACTTGCAGAAACACCAGTTAAATTCGCCGGATGCGACATTAAATCTAAAATTACTATTATTTTTGTTGGACAAAATGGACCGGGTCTAGCAGAAAGATTAAGCATCATTGACTCAATAATTAGTAAAATTAACGACAAATATATAGTAATGGGTCTTAGTTCTGGAAGTACCACTAGTAGATCGGACGAAGAATCACAGATGCTTAGTAAGTACGGCGTGCATTATTTTAACACAAGAAATATGCTTAGCAAGTACGGTATGTCTATGATGAATCTCACGCCAACAACATCAGATGTGAATGAAATGAGCAACGGAGAAGTGCCGTCATCGTTACGTTCAGATTCAGTTCATCTTAACGCAAATGGATACACCGCTTTAGGTAAAATGCTGGCACAAAAAATCCGTGCTTGTGGATACGTATAAAGCCTTTCTATCATAAACTATTCAATTTACACACATAATCACTCCCGCGCCGTGTCCGTCACCCGGAGGGCAACCGCCTCCGGCGGTCACTGGCAGACAACCGAGCG